ACTTCCCTAGTCCATTCGCAGTCCTCGAAGGCAGAGATATTGCCTTTTATAAAAGACGGAGAGGAACTCCGCAAACGCTAGTCATAATGAGTGGCGAAACATTTGAACAACTAATGGAGAATGAAAATGGCAAAGAAAATCAAAGCAGCAGTTGATGCTGCCGTATGGGAAGCAAACGTAGGTCGCGTTGCACAATCGCCAACACTACAACGAGAAGTATTACGCAAAGGATACTTCATAGACAGCGAAGCTATTCATGCCACCAGAATTAAGAATGGCGAGGTTGTTGGTGAGAGCTGGCTCAAAGGCAAAAACAAAGAAATACTTATCAGAGACCACGGTCTTACAGAAAAAGACTTTGAAAAATATACTTGAACACATTGCGTATATGCAATAAACTCAAAAGTATAAAGAAAGCAATACCCCAAAAAAAACTAATTATCTGGGGAATACAAAGGAGAACTAAATGGATCGAAGAGGATTTATTGGCGGCTCGGATTGCGTCAAGATTATGCAAGGCGAGTGGCAAGAACTATGGGAAATCAAAACTGGTAAAAAAAAGCCAGATGATTTGTCAGACAATCTTGCAGTACAGCTAGGCACATTCACTGAACGCTTCAACCTTGAATGGTTTGAGAAACAATACAAATGCAACCTTGGCAAACATCAATGGGAAATCGAGCAACAGATTGGCAGAGTGCCAGCACGAGGAACGATTGATGCGGCTTATGGATTAGTACCTGTTGAAGCCAAGCACACCAACGCATTCAATTCAATGAATGATATTATCGAACGCTATATGCCACAGATACAATTATACGCAAAGCTTGCTGATGCCGACAGCGCATACTTGTCTGTAATATTTGGTAACAGCAAGTGGGAATCGCGTAACATCAAATGCAGCAATGAATACTTCAATAAAATGTGGACTATTGTTTCTGACTTCTGGTCATACGTTGAGGCTGACAAACCACCTGAAGATGTCAACGTACCAACAATTAGTCAAAACAATATTGAAGTAGATCAGATGGTGATGAGAGATGCAACACAAGATAATCAATTCGTCGATGCGGCAGTTACATATATACAAGGTTATGAACATAACCGAGTATTTGAGAATGCAAAGAAAGACCTCAAATCTATGGTCTTGCCCAGCGAACGTGAAGTTTATTGTGATCAATTGTCAGTCAGAAGAGACAAGCGAGGCGCACTCAGAATTGTAATTACTAATAACAAAAAGGAGAACGACAATGAGTAATCTAAAAAATCTAACAATATGGGATGAGTTAGCAGAAACAGATCCCGAATATATCAAGCCTGTTTCATTTGGGGCTCGATCATTTACAGCTATTGATCCACAATATCAGATCAGAAAAATGACTAAACAGTTTGGGCCTGTTGGTGATGGCTGGGGTTGGCACAACACAACGGAAACAGTTACTATGAGCAACGGAGACATGGCTGTACTAGCGCATGTCACTGTTTGGCATGGTTCGCAAGCAAATGCATTTGGCCCTTTCACTGGCTGCCGAAAGTTCTTTGACTCTTCGAAGGGACGCATTGCTGAGGATGCCCCGAAGATGGCAATAACAGATGGGTTGACTAAAGCATTATCGCATATTGGCTGTGACGCTAACATCTTCTTAGGTAAGATGGATGGTAATAAATATGCTCAAGATGCTAAAAGACCTAAGAGTGATTGGTAATGCTTACTAAAAAAGTAACAAAGCTATGGAAGGGAGAATACCTTTCCATACGCACATATGAGCATCAGGCCGCGATCAAAGCGGACGGCCTGAGGCTCATTTACGGAGACAAGAGTATGACTCTCTCTCGACAGCAACTAGAAAATCTAAAACCATCTTCTAAAATTTTCAAATCAAAAACAGGCGGTAAGGATTATCAACTAATAGATATTAAATTTGCACCCAATGATCCGCGACAGGATCTATTATTATAAGGAGGCCATCAATGGCAGAACAATACGACAATACTAATTCAGGTGGAGCATGGCCTCCATTCCCAACGCAAACATTTATATTGCAAGGTAACTTAGATATTAATTCTAAAGATCATAAGATTGTGTGCGTACAGAATGTAACTAAAGATGGCAGAAAAACTATCGAAGTATATCAAAAGATGGGCATACTATTTGAAAATGATAAAAAAGGTAAAGAGCAAGCACCAGATTATTCTGGGCCGCTCGATGATCATAGCGATTTACGCATAGCTGGATGGAGAAAAAAATCTAAAGACAGTGATAAAATGTTTATCAGTTTCAAAGTATCTGAGGGCAAAGCCTTTACAAATGATCAGATTCCATTCTAATGTGGGATCAGTTCTCCGAGGACGTACACTTGCCTTTACTGCTTAACTGTCCTCGTTCACCTTGGCGCACCTCTTTGGGTGCGTCTTTTTTTTGAGCTATTAAATGTTAATTATTACTAAAAAAATGATACAACAAATAGAATGCCCTAAATGTGGAGCTAAAAAAGGAGAGTCCTGTGGTCATAGAAAAGATAAATCAAGAAGCCACTTCAAAAGATTACAAGCAGCACAAAAATATTATAAAGGTAAATAACATGACAGAACTTGAAAAAATGATAGCAGATGCAAAGATCTGCAACTCAAGATTAAAAACTAATAAAAAAACAATCGAAGCACCAGAGCCCTCAACCTCCAGAGGTTTATCCAGAACTCAAGGAAGAGGTTGGCGCAATGATAAACTCTCAGAAAAAGAGATTGGAGATATTAAATACTTCTTAGGCAAAGGCTGGGATATAAGATCAACAGCAGTTTTCTGTGGCGTTAGCTACAGCACTGTGCAAAAGATTAAAGCTTCTTAAACTCTTAATTCAAAGTGAGGTGCGTCTATGAATGGACGCTTACCTTGCGATCTTCGAAGGTCACAGTATTCTTTCAAAGCATCTTCCATTGTGCCATCATACTCAGCGATATTATTGATGTGCCAAGCTGCTCCCCACCTAATAGGGATACCAAGATCTTTAGCTGCTAACTTCATTGCATCAGCTATTTCATCATAAAGCTTTAATTCCCAGCGATCACCAACGCCTTTGATGTAAGCCATCAGATCCACAGCATGACCATCTAAATGTTTAGACTTCATAGTTTTCGATGCACCTTTAGCCACTAATGCTCTCTGTTCTTCAATAGTTCTTAAACCACAGATACAAGAAAAGTCCTGTTTACTAACACCAATTGCATATTTAACTGCCGCAACCATGCGTTCATCAACACCTTCAAGTTTTGCTAAACTTCCTTTGCCTAATTTAAAACTCATTTCTTTAATCCTTTCATTGTTCGGATACCAAAGCTTGCAGCTATTGAAGCATACATTGCCCAGCTAAACCATTGCGGTGCAGCCTGAAGATTTTCAAATCCCTGTTTCATATAAGGCTGAAGCCAAGGAACAAATGATCCTAAAACAATAGCTATAAAACATAGAGTCCAAGCCTCGTCTTTCCAGCTATCAGCACTAGCCTCAATTGCCGCTTGTTCCCAACTAATTTCACCTGTTGCAATTTTCATTTTGGTTTCAGCTTCAGCAGCTTTAACCTTTGCTTTACTATCAATGTAGGTTGTAGCTAACCCAGCTACGCTTTGTAATATTCCAAGCATCAATTCACCCTATCTGTCTTAGCTTCTTTGCCTAACCACAATGCAAACGAAGCACTCAGCATTGCAGTAACTAATGACACGAATGCTGACTGTTGAGTTGTTGGATCTTCGAGCGTCATAAACCAAAGACAAACCTTCCAAGTTAAAACTATTTGGCAGAGAAAAGCCAGCCTAGGTAGTATCTTCAGCTGGTCTATTGCGCTTGCTGTTATTTTTACCATTACAAATCCTCTTTGCTATTCGACTGTCACTTGTTTGTATAACTAATTTACCATCATCTGTATATACAATGAACCTATTGCGTTTAATCTCTACCAGATACATCCATTTCTACACACTCTAAAAGCATATTTGTACTGGTTACTAACTTCAAAGCTTTATCTCTTTCTGTTTGGCACTCTTCTAAAGAAGGAAAATTATCAAACTGATAGTACTGCAAATGATCTGCTCGAATGAAATGAAACCAAACCAAAACATAAATCATT